GGAGAAATAGATGCCCTGCGAGAGGACATTGCCGTTGGCGTCGAAGCTGCGCAGGAACAGGTTGCCGCTGACCGGCCAATCTACGGCGGTAACTCCGTCGCTGGAGGAAGCCGGAGCGCTGTTTCCGAAGTAGAACAACCCTCCATAGCCAGGTCCCCACGAGGTGGGGTTCGCCCATCCCTCGATGGTGAAACTTCCAGTGTTGAGCCAACTGCCAGAGGGGATCGTAACCAAGCCGCTCGTTCCGTTCAAAACAGGAGCGTATGACGCGCCGTCGATCCCGGCGTTGTGCGTGAGCGAGTAGCCGCCCGCGTAGGTCCCGTTCACCCCGGCCACGATGTCGGTGGCCGTCGTTCCACCGCTCTCGGTCATCGGCCAGTAGTTAGACGGGGAATCGAGCAGCACGGCGGACTCGTAAGCGCTCACGCTGGATGCAGCGGCGTAGTGCGCGGCCAGGCGGGAGGTGGCAAGCGCTGCCGGATAGATCGCGAAGTGAGCCAGCGCGCCGGTGAACCAGTCGGTGTTGACGTGCGACCCCACCCCGAAGGCGTTGGCCGCTCGCGTGGCGTTGGTCGCGGAGAAGGGAATGCCGGGGTCGAGACCTCCAACCGCCAGCGCCACCGAACCCGCCACCGACCCGCCCGTGTCCTGGACCTTGAATCCCTTCAGTTCGATGTTGTTGAGCGCTCCGGCGCTGTAGACAGGCTGGACCGCCGTGACGTCGGAAGGCCCGACGATCACCGCCGCGTTGCTGCCGTCGATGGTAGTGAGCCCGTTGTAGAGGATCTGGGCACTATTGCCCGTCGCCGCGATGACACCGCGCGTCGTCTGTCCTGCCGGAAGCATCAGTTTGACCGGAACCGTGCCGTTTCCCACCGTAAGGTTGGAGGTGCCGACGACGCAGTTGGCGGGGCATACGAAACCCCTCGCGTCCACCGTTCCGCCCACGCCAGCCGCGTAGAGGGCGTTCAGCGCGTTGGAGATGCTGGCCCCCATGTCGGCCCCGGCGTAGGCAGGCAGGGTAGCGTCGAGCACGGTGGCGCCGTTGCCGAGCCCTGTCCATCCGGCGACGTCGCTGGCCTGGATCTCCTCCAGCGTGGGCGCTCCCGCGACACCTCCAGAGCCAACTGATCGCAGATACTTCGGCGTGGTCGTGGTATTTCCCGCCAGGCGCGCGGGAACTCCTCCCGTTCCCCCGTATAGCAAATCTCCGAACGTGGTCATGGGGTTCGTCAGGCCGCTGATTCCTCCCGCCGCAGAGGGTTGCACGACCCAGTTCACGCCATTGCAGTACGCCCAAACATAAGGGTAAAGCGTTCCTCCACCCGAGATGATGGCACCCCAGGTCGCGGTCGTCGAATCGGACACGGCCTGAAGTTTTCCGTCGAGCGCGGACGTGCAGGTGGGAAGTTGAGACACCAGCACGGGTTGAAGTTGCAGGCTGATCGGATCGAGCGCTGGCAGCGGCAGATTGCCAGAGAGGAGAAGATCGAGGCGGTTCAAGTCGTAGTTGATCGGCACCTGCCAATTTGCCTGGTTGTAGAGGGGAACCTGAAGGCCGATATTGGGCGTCACCGTCTGGGCGAGGATGAACACTGCGTCCAGAAAAGTGGACGACAAGAGCGCGGCAACGATGATGACGAATCTCTTCATGGTGATCCTCTCTCAGTAAAGCGCTTCCAGCCGGACATGCACGTCGTAGAAGTTCCCACCCCCTGCCGTCGTCCATTGCACGGTGTAGGTGACCGGCGTTCCAGCGTCGGGATAAAGGTTACAGTTGAATCCGCCCATCTCGAATCCGACGGTGTTGACGGCCACCGACGCGATGTCCACGCCTCCGACCAAGGTTTTGCCGTTCTGCGTCCAGTTGGCGAGGATCGTGGCTCCAGTCACACCTGGCGTGTTCGAGAACGCATAGAGTTCCCCCGACATGCGGTAGAACCCCGCCGCCGCTGGAGTGATGAGCGCAACGTTGGTGAGCGTGGCCGTCTGGTTGAACTTGTCGCTCTTGGCCACGATCTGAGGGAGGCCAGCACCGGCGAGCGAGGTGTTGCCCGTCCCTCCGTTGGCCACCGAGATCGGAAGGTTGGCGTTGGTGAGGATGCCCAAAGCGGCGAGGTCGTTGGTCGTGATGAGGTGGGCGAGGACCGCTTCGAGGACGCTTAGGTTGGCGTCTGAGGTCGGGTACCCCTTGGCGGCCAGCGCCCCCGCCAGCGCCGCGACGAAGGTCGATGATTGATACCAGACCTTATTCAGCCACGGAGAGGCGAGCAGTTGGTCAAGCGCAATCCCGCCCGTGCGCGTCGCCTCCGCCGCGTACTGCGCGTCCGTCTGCTGATTCGCCAGCGTGGGGTTGTGCTGCAAAAAGTTCGTCGATGCCATGATGTTATGCTCCTCAGGTCGCGTGCCCCAGGTCGGCTCCCGCGACAAAGCCGTTGTTCAAATCTGCCCCGAACTTAGGGAAGTCTCCGAACATGTAGGTATAAAGGACTCCTTCCGGGCGGGGAACGATCATGCCGTGGTTGATGAGATCCTCAATGATCGAGGTGAAACTTCCCGACACGCTGATGTATGCCGTCATGTCCTGGTTGTCGGTGATGACGATGGTGCCGCCCGGAAAGAGGGTCTGCCATGTCGATTGCAGGCCGTCGATGGTGCCGTCCCATTGGTTCTGCGCGATGGTGGCCTTGATGAGAACGCGGTATGTGGCGTCGTCCAGCACCGGGCTCACTCCGCCGCTCGGCTGGAAGGGCACGGTGCGCGAGACTCCGGCGATGATGCCCAGCACATCGAGCTGCACGCCCACCGCGTAGTCGATGTCAAACACCGTGTCCATCTGCGCCAGGCACTGGCTCGCGTCGTCAAACTTCCTAAGCAGCAGCGCGGCGAACGCGTTCCATTTTGGCGAGGCGGGCGGCTGGTACTCGGAGGAGAACAGTCCCAGATAATAGGAGATGGGCATGTTCTCGACGGGATGGTTGCCCAGCAGGCCGGAGCCGAAGCCGCCGACGCCGTAACTCAGGTTCGGCGGGTCGCTTGCGGGTTTGGGGTTGATGGGCATTTACACGCTCGTCACGACCACATTAACTGCTATGCCTTCCGCCTGCTGATAGAACAGCATGGCGATATCCGCAGTCCCTGTCGGTGCCGGGGCCGTTCCCAGCGTCAATGTTTCGACGAGAAAGATCGGCTGCGCGAGGTTGGAGTTAACGGACATCGCCGTCGCCTCCAGCGCCGACGCTCCCACCGTCGCACCGATATTCAGGGCGTTGAGGTACGCCACCACAGCGCTCTTTATCGCCGCCAATGTGGACGTCGTGACTCCTCCCGGAGCGTGCGCTCCGACCGACACATAGATCGGCACGAGCGTCGGGCGGTAGAAGCGCATCGTCATCGTCGCGCCCGTGTTGGGGTCGGTCACCACCACCGACGTGGTGCCGTTGGTGTAGCAGCCGATGCCGCGGTTCGCATAGATGGCCTGCGCCACCGCCGCGCTCGTGCCACCGCCGACGACAAGCGTGATCGAGTGCGGTGGGAGTCCAGCAGGAAGCGGAGTTCCAGCCGGATACCCGTACACCGTCGAGCCGTCGCTCGCGACGCTCGTCGGGTTCTCATAGGTTGCCAGGTTCGTGACTCCCGGAACGGCCAGCACGTCCGAGATGGTGCCGAATAGGCGCGTGTTCGAAGGGCCAGCCACTGAGATCGCCTGCCGAGCGCGGAGCTGCGAGTCTGCCTCGACGGGCGTTCCGGGGGTCGAGACGTAGGCGTTGGTCACCGATGACCAGCCACCCACCGGGGTGGCGATGATGATGATGGTTCCGGGCTCCGCCACGACCGCGCCAGGGGTTGTGCAGGTTGCTGTGACCGCGATGCTCCCGCCGATCGGTATGGTAACGCTCGCCGGCAGCGCCCACTGGTTACCGGAGGTATCCTGCGCATAGCCGTTCACGATGAGCGTCCCTGATGTGCCCGTGAGGGTGAGGGCAGCAGTCGAGAATGTGTATGGCAGCCGCTCGAGCCCGTTCATCTTCACTGTGCGGTCGAGCCCCGAGCCCACCGCCGTGGCGGGGGACGACTGGTTGTATGCGAGCTGCACGCCTTGGAAGGTGTCATAGTGCTTCAGGCTTATTATTGATAAAAGTTGATATATTGCTGAATCTATACCGACGTACTGATTTTGACCAAACGACGATTGAAAGCCAGAAAGGTTGTCTGCAAGAATATCCGAATAGGACGGAATGTGAAGGCCAGAACTGTCCACGTATGGAGCAAAATAGCTCACGCTTGTATGCTCCCTTCTCTTCGGCGCTGTTGATATGTTCTCTGCGCTGCCGCAATCTTGTCTCGCGTCTCTTGCGAAACACTATGCCCTTTCAGAGACCGAGATAGTCGCTCTCGCCATTGTTTCGAATGTTTCTTTCCTCTGTGAGCAGCGCTTATGTTGGCACGATGCTCGGGGGAAAGTTTACGACCGAGGCAGAACTTATTCCCGATTAAGCTAAGAGAGATATTGCGCCGCCATTCCTCTGAAAGCACCCTGCCGCGATTATAAGTGTTCCC